ACAGAAAAATTAACTAGAGATTATCAAGACGGTAATTACTCATCATCTAATACTGATGAAATTATAGCTGATCCTTCAACTAGATTAGTTTTGGTAACAGAAGCATACTTTAAAGTAGATTTCGATGGTGATGGTATTGCTGAACAAAGAAAAGTAACGAAAGTTGGTAGTACAATTTTAGTAAATGAAGAAGTACATATTCAACCATTTGTTACAACAAGTCCATTCCCTCAATCTCATAAGTTTAATGGTATTTCAATGGCTGATTTAGTCACTGATTTACAATTATTAAAGTCTATGTTAATGAGAGCTATGTTAGATTCTTATGCCTTTAATATCAATCCATCTAAAGCAGTAGATATTTCTAAAGTAGTTGACGTAAATGATTTATTAGATACAAACCCTGGTAATTTCATTAGAATGAGAAGCTCACCTGCAGAATCTATTATGTCTTTACCATCTTCTGGTATTGGTGATTCAACTTTTAATCTTTTAAAGTACGTTGATGATATTGCAGAATCAAGATCAGGTGTTAGTAAAATGACACAAGGAATTGATAAAAATGTATTCAATAAAACAGCTACTGGTACACAAGCTATTATGTCCGCATCACAGGAGAAATTAGCACTAATTGTTAGAATATTTGCTGAAACAGGTTTAGCTAATTTGTATAAGAAGATTATTCAATTAGCTTCTAAGTATTCAGATGGTCCTGAATTGATTGAGATGCATTCACAATTTGTTGAAGTTAATCCAATGGATTGGAAACACCTTAAAAATATATCAGTAAATGTAGGAACAGGTAGTCTTGATTCAGCTCAGGAAATGAATAACCTTAATAATATTTTAAGTATTCAAGAGAAAGTAATGTCATCACAGAATCCTTCATTAGTTTCTATGATTGACCCTTTGAAGATATTCAATAGTATTAGTGATTTAACGAAATCGATGGGATATTCAAACCCTTCTGTATATTTTAATAAGCCAGGTGGACAAGAATATATACAAATGGTTCAATATATGCAATCTCAAGTACAACCAGCACCTATTGATCCTAATTTAGCATTAGTAGAAACACAAAAACAAGCTAATGAACAAAATATGTTGATTAAAACTGCTGAATTTGAATTAGATAAGTTGAAAGCTGATAGAGAGTTTGAATTGAAAAAATATGAAATTCAACTTAAATATGAATTAGAGTTAGCTAAATTGTCAAACATAGACAGTGGAGCTATTATGACATCACAAATATCTCAGGTTGGTAATTTAAATCCAAGTAGTGAATTATTATCAACCTCTGAAATAAATAACTTAACTAAAGTATTAGATAGTAATCAAATGAACAATGGACAAACTTCATTATATGCACAACTTATTAGTAGAAGAGAACAAGAAAACGCATTCTTGGAACAAGAAAGACAAAAACAGAAAGAACAAAGTGATAATATGTTAAGCATGATTCATGAATTGAATTCGAGAATAAATAAACCTAAAAAAGTATTAAGAGATGAAATGGGTCGCGTTGTTGGTTTAGCTATCGCTGATGGAGAATAAGAATGATTACATTTAGAGACAGATATAAGACAACAATTTCAAATATACCTTCAACTTCAGGTGATTTTGTTATTGCAACAGCTTATTCTGATTATCAAACATTCGATATTAATGACAATGGATTATTATTTGACGTTGTAATTACTGATGGAACTACAACTTGGGAAATTAGAAAAGCTTGTACTTATAATCATTCAACACATACTTTAAGTAGAGGAACATTTAGTGATAGTTCTACAGGATTACCAATTGATTTAACAAATAATGCAATCTTAGCTGTTACTTTATTAGCAGAAAGAGCATTACCAGTAACTATCACAAATCCTGTAGTAGACCAAACTATTGTTTTTAATGGGACTGATTTTGTAAATGCTCCAGTCCCACCTTCTCCTTATACAACAATAGTAAAAACATTAGTAAAAAATGATACTGGTATTGCATTAACTAAAGGAACAGCTGTTTATATTTCCGGTGCAAATGGATCTAATGTATTAATTAAATTAGCACAATCTAATGCAGAATTAACATCTAGTCAAACTTTGGGATTATTAGAAACTGATTTAGCTATTAATGGTATTGGTTATATCATTACACATGGTTTATTAGCTGGTACAGGAAGTCAAATTTTTAATACATCAACGGCAAATATCGGTGATCCAGTTTGGTTAAGTCCAACAGTTGCTGGTGGATTGATATTTGGATTGGCACAAAAACCAAAAGCACCAAATCATTTAGTATATTTAGGTGTTGTATCTAGAGTACATTCAAATCTTGGTGAAATATTAGTTAAAGTTCAAAATGGTTTTGAATTAGAAGAATTACATAACGTAGCTATAGATACACCAGCTAATAATGATTTTTTAGTTTATGAAACGTCTACAACTTTGTGGAAAAATAAACAATTAACTTCAAGCAATGTAACAACTGCATTAGGATATACACCATATAATTCAACTAATCCTAATGGTTATATTTCATCTATTCCTATGGCATCATATACAGTATTAGGTGGAATTAAAGTAGGTACTGGATTATCTATCGACGTAAATGGAGTTTTAACTATAAACAGTGTTGGAATTGATTTACCAACACTTCATACATTAACTTTAGGACATTACTAATATGGCAAAAATTTATACAGCACCAATGGCACAAACCATTAACAATTCAACAGCAGTTTTAACTACAGCAACTGGAGGGATTACAACAGATGCTCCAACTAACTCAGTATTATTATTTACTGCAGGTACAGAGGGTTCTATCGTTACAACGATTGAAGCATTACCTAGAGCATCTATCACTACTACAGCTATATACTTATTTAGTTCACAAGATTCTGGTGTAACTTTACGTTTAATTGATTCTATACTTATTCCAGCTTATACTTATTCTACTATAAACACAGTTCCACAAACAGTCTTTACAAATTATTCTGAAGATTATCCTTTAAGATTAAAAGCTAATGAACGATTATATGTAGCATGTTCTGTAACTTTAGCATCAGGTATTGTAGTAGAAGCAAGAGGAGTAGATTACTAATGAGAAGTAACTTACCAGTTTTAAAGAAAGAAAAAAAGAATGATTATTATTGGGCTAGAGATTTATTAGTTAATGGTATTACTATTGGTAAAGGTTTTGGTAATATTGCGAGTAATACTGCAATTGGCATTTCTGCAATAGCTTTGAATAAAACAGGAGGTTACAATGTAGCTATTGGTTATCAAACCTTGTTTAGTAATACTACAGGCAGTAGTAATACCGCAGTGGGTTCAAGTTCTTTATATTATAATACCTCAGGAATTAGTAATACATCAGTAGGTTCAAGTTCATTGAATACAAATACCACAGGCAGTAATAATACCTCAGTAGGTTCAAGTTCTTTATATTTAAATACCACAGGTAATAGTAATACCGCAGTAGGATCTTTTTCCTTAAGATCAAATACCACAGGCAGTAATAATACATCTGTAGGTTTAACTTCTTTATATTCAAATACCACAGGTACTAGCAATACAGCAGTAGGTTCAAGTTCATTGAATGCAAATACCACAGGTAATAGTAATACCGCAGTAGGTTCAAATTCTTTATATTATAATTTATCTGGAGGTGGTAATACCGTAGTAGGAAATAACGCACTATATTATAATACCACAGGAAGTAATAATACAGCAGTAGGTTCAAATTCATTGTGTGTAAATACCACAGGTAATAATAATTTATCAATAGGCGGTTATTCTTTATACACGAATACTACAGGTGTTAGTAATACAGCAGTAGGATATAACACACTATATTCTAATTCAATAGGGAATTATAATATTGCTATTGGACAAACTTCTGGTTTTAATATTACTGGATCTGCTAATATAGTAATAGGTACATTAAATTCATCTGGTGTTGCTTCTCCAGTTTATAATATAATTAGTGAAAATAATTATATTAGTATGGGTTCTACAGCTGTAACAAATGCTTATATTCAGGTTGCTTGGACAGTTGTTTCAGATGCTAGAGATAAAATGAATTTCAAAGAAGTTCCACATGGTTTAGATTTTGTTAATAAATTAAAACCTATTCAATATCAATTTAAGATAAATAGAGATATTGAGGAACCAACAGGTGATATTCATTATGGTTTCAAAGCACAGGAAATATTAGAGTTAGAAGGTGATAATCCAGTTATTATTGATACTAAAGATGCTGATAAATTACGATATAAATCAGATAATTTAATACCTGTATTAGTAAAAGCTATTCAGGAACAACAATTGTTAATAGATAGTATAAATAAACGATTAGAAACTTTAGAAGGAAAATAAAATGGATGCAATTGAAATTAAAAGACACTATGATGCAACAATGGATTCGGTTAATCTATTATCTAAAGGAAAACCTGTAGATATGAATGATACTGAATGGGCTGATTGCGTTCAAAGAAATAAAGAACATATTAAAATTATGTTATCTAGGGATTATTGGACAACAGAAGATTTAACTCCTTTTGAAACAGCTATCTTATAATGTTCGCAACTTTCACATTTGCTGATACTACATTTTCCTGCTCTGAATTTGGTGAAATACCAATAAAGTCAGGAGGGGTATATGTAGTAAAGAAAAAGAAAAAAATTTATACTATTTTTGGTAGGCAATTCAATCTAACAGAAAAAGAGTATCAAGCATATTTAGCTCAGAAAAAAGCCTATGAAAATAAGGTAAAATATGACGATATTCAAGAAGTTGTAACTGATTATAAACTAAATAAAATAAATTTAGATGATATTATAGAAAAGCCAGTCTTTAGTATAAATAAGTTAGAAATACCTTTAACTGATTATAAAGAAGATTACCAATTATTAGATTCTGCTATTAAAAGATTGGTTGAAATAAATAGACAAAAAGAAATTAAAAGAGCACAACAATTAGAGAAACAAAGACAAGAAGCAAAATATAAAGCTGAACTATTAGAAAAACATAGACCTCAGAATATAATTGATGATGAACTAATTATTGAAATGCTTTTATTATCCACATTTTAATAAATGGAATAAAAATGATAGATCTAGAAGCGAATCGTTTAAGAAAGATTATTGAAGAAGGTAAATTCTTTAAAGAAATATTTGATAATGAATTATTCACTAATAAAATAAGAGAAATACAAGAGAGGAATTATTTAGAATGGCAAATACAACAAAATCCAGAGCAACTACAGACACTGTGGCAGAGGAATCAGGGATTGATTCAGTTATTGACGGAATTGAAAATACCGATAACACAGATGAAACAAGCAGAGTTGGAATTATTACGGAAAATGGAAGACCAACAGGAGTAAAACCTGTTGGTTATTTTGAAGATATGACACCAATTTTTGACATAGAAATTACATATCAAACCACATTTGTTGGTCTTCAAGGCGATAATAAGATTTATAGACACGTGAACAAGTAATTAAACACTCACAATAAAGGAAAATAAGATGGAAAATGAATTTTTAGATACAGAAGTATCAAATGATGATTATAATGAAGATGATATTACTGAATCTATTAGTGGTTTATTAAATAACCCACAACCTGAAGAAACTGAAGAAACAACAGCTGTTGAAGCACCTGTTGAAACTGAATATTCGTTACCAACTGATTACAAAATAAAAGTTAAAGTAAATGGTCAGGAACAAGAAGTTACTTTAGATGAATTGAAAAATGGTTATCAAAGACAATCAGATTATACTCAGAAAACTCAAGAGGTTGCTCAACAAAAACAAGCATTATCTCAACAAGAAAATGAATATAATCAATATCTTCAATCCATTCCAATGTTGGCACAAGTAGCACAAGCAAATATTCAAGATGCTACTAATAGATTATATGATCCTGAATTTACTAAATTAGCTACTGAAGATCCAGCACAATATATTGCTGAAAAGGCTAAATTAGAAAAGATTGTTAATCAGAATCAAGTAGCTGCACAGAATATGGTTCAACAATATAATCAATATCAACAACAGGAAATTCAAAGACAACAAGATGATTTCAATAGACGTTTAGTTCATGCTAATGAAGTATTATCCAAAACAATTGAAGGTTGGGATGATGGTTCAGTATTAAATGCTTTGAGAGATTTTGCAACTAAAACTATTGGTTTTGAACCTCATGAACTTAATGGTTTGATTGATCCTAGACAAGTGATTGTTCTTGATAAAGCAAGACGTTATGATGAGTTGATGAAAAGCAATACTATTACTCAGAAACAAGTAGTTTCAAAACCTTCTAAAACATTGAAACCAGGTACTGCTACAACTACAACAGAACAAGATGAATTTAAAGCTAAACAAAAACAAGTATTAGCTTCAGGTAATGATAGAGACATAGCCTCTCTGATGGCTCAATTACTTTAAGTAGTATAAATAGTTAATATCAGGATTATTTATATGGATAAAGCATTTATTTACAAATGGACAGAACTAAGTACAAACAAATGGTATATTGGTAGTAGAACTGCAAAAGGTTGTAATCCTGATGATGGATATATTTGTAGTTCTAAAATAGTTAAGCCAATGATTAAAGAAAATCCAGATAATTGGAAAAGAACTATATTGGTAATTGGTGAATCTAAGTTCATTAGGGATTTAGAATATAGATATTTGACAGTTTTGAATGCAGCTAAAGATTCTGAAAGTTATAATAAACATAATGGTGGAAAAGAGTTTAGTAACGAATTAGGTAATAGTCCATCAGATGAAACTCGTACTAAAATGAGTTTAAAAAGTAAAGGTCATAAACGTTGTTTGGGAATTAAACATTCCAAAGAATCAAAACAAAAAATTAGTATTGCTAATAAGGGTAATAAATCACATTTAGGAAGAATATTATCTGATGAACATCGAAAAAATCTTAGTAATGCAAATAAAGGAAAAGTTAGAGTTAAATCTAAATGTCCTCATTGTCATAAGTTAATAGATATAGGTAATATGAATAGATGGCATGGGGATAAATGTAAATTAAAATCTTAATTTTTTTTACAAAAAGTATAAATACATAACAATTCATATAGATTTTAATTACTTTTAAACCCATTATGGACAATTAAACTTAGTTAGAATCAATATAAAATATTCACTATATCAATATAGCTCAGGATATAATGAATACTAATGAAATTATAATCATGGACAATCCAAACAAGGAATCCTATTAAGATGTATATTTCATTATTTTAAGTGAGCATAAAACTTAATTTAAAATAACTTAATAGAGGTAAATAATATGGCTATCCAGTCAGCAGCACACACTTATAATGAAATTGGTACAAGAGAAAATTTATCAGATTTAATCGCTAATATTTCACCAACAGATTGTCCTTTGACAAATTTATTGAGAAAAGATTCAGCTACTAATACATATACTGAATGGCAGTTAGATTCTTTAGCACCAGCTGCTTCAAATGCTCAATTAGAAGGTGATACAGCTCCAGCTGCTACATTTAGTGCTACTACACGAGTTGGAGGTTATACTCAAATCTTTGCTAAATCAGCTACTGTTTCAGGTACTGCACAAAATACTACTAAAGCTGGTAGAGGAAAAGATGAAATGGCTTATCAATTAACGAAGAAAACAAAAGAGTTGAAACGTGATATTGAATGGGCTTTTTTAAACAATGCTACACAAAATGCTGGTAATACAACAACTGCTCGTCAAACAAGAGGTTTAAATGGTTGGGTTGATTCTAACTACTCAATTGGTGTTGGTGCAACAATGCCAGCATATTCAACCAATACAGCTCGTACAGCAGCTGGTAACAGAGCTATCACAGAAACTTTATTGAAATCAGTAATTCAACAAGTATATTCTGCCGGTGGTGATCCTGATATTATTATGGCAAATCCAATTCAGCGTCAAGCAATTTCAGGGTTTAGTTCATCTAATACAAGATTTCAGGATGTTTCTAATAAAACATTGGTTTCAACTATCTCAGTATATGAAAGTGATTTCGGTACATTGAAAGTTGTTTCTAATAGATTCCAAGATTTAACATCTGGTTCAACAACTTATACTGCTAACCAAGGTACAGTCTATGTATTAGAATCAGGAAAATTGGCATCAGCATTTTTGAGAAACTTTACCGTTAAAGACCTAGCTGTTACAGGTGACTATGAAGCGAAAGAAATAATTGCAGAGGTTGCACTTAAAGTAGATGCAAATAACGCACATGGTTCAATTCGTGATTTAACGCAATGATTTTAACCACATAACAATTTAACTTAATATGAATCTCTGATTTCATAATTTGAGATTCATTCACAAATATAGGAGGATATAATGGCTAAAGAAAAAGAAACAAAAAGACAAGAAACTAAAGAAAAGAAAAAGAAAGGTACATGTATAAAACGAGGTGAATGTCCTGGCTGTGATGGTGGTAGTTCTTGTGCTTGTGCTGAATAATATAAGTATTTAAACTTATCAAATAAGGGGATTAAATTCCCCTTTTTAACTAATAAAATAAAGGAAATAAAATGAGTTTTTTAAACAATGCTTTAAAAATTGTTAAAAATGGTATTATCGTAACTACAACAGCTTCTTCAGCATCACAGGCAATACCAACTAATGCTTCAGGTAATACAAGTAATCTAATTAGAGTTTCATGTCCTAATAGTACAGCTTATGCTTATGTTATGCCAGGTAATTCATCAGTTGTTGCTTCTACTGCTTCAATCGCTATTGGTGGTTTTGGTGATATTCTATTAGATGTATCTGGTTGTACACATATTGCTTATATTCAAGGTTCAGCTTCAGCAATATTGAATATTATTCCAGTAGAGGCTTAATATGAAATTGATGGGTACAACTATTAATGATGATGGAATCATAACAAAAACATATTATGACCAATCAACAGCTACTTTTACTGATAGTATGTCAGTTGATTTAAAAGATTTAATGGTACGAAATCAATATGAAAGAAATAGTTCAAGTAATGGATTTACTAAAGAAGGTGATATGAGAAAGATTGCTGAATTAGATATGCTTACAGTCCATAAATTGAAATCAGAATTTAATATTGATGTATTTAATAACGATGATATGCCTAGACTTAAACGTTGGTTAAAAGACAATAGAGGGTTTATGACTGTTAATGGTGGATTCTAATGATTACAACTTATTCGGAGTTAAAATCAAATATTGCTGATTTTATGCACCGTTCTGATTTAGGTGATATTATCCCTACATTTATTCAATTAGCAGAATCAAAGATAGCAAATAATATTAAAGGTAGAAAACTAACAACTAGATTAACAACTACTTTAATTGCCAATACAGAAACTTTATCATTACCAGCAGATTATGTATCTATGCACTCAATAGTTATTTTATCAACTACAAATAGTGTATGTTCATTAGTTACTGATGATAAAATATCAGAATATAATGCTAAGGGTGAGAAAGGAATTCCTAAATATTACAGCATAGTTGGTGATAATATTAGATTTTCAGATATTCCTGATATTGGTTATAGTATCATAATTACTTATGAAGCTAAACTAATTACATTGAGTGATGTAGTATCAACTAACTTTGTATTGGATAACTTCCCATATTTATACTTATATGGTTCTTTAATTGAAGCTAGTATCTATGCTAATGATGTATCACAGGTTCAATTTTATCAACAAAAATATGATGAAGCAATTATTGAAGTTAATAAGAAATTTGATGAAGAAGTTTTGCCTGTTAATATAAATAGTGGTAAGCTTACTAATTACACTGAACTTAAATCAAATATTGCTGACTTTATGCACAGAGCAGATTTAGGTGATATTATCCCTACATTTATTCAATTAGCAGAATCAAAGATAGCAAATAATATTAAAGGTAGAAAATTATCAACGAGTGTGACAACTACTTTAACTGCCGGAGTAGAAACTTTAGCATTACCAGCAGACTATGTATCTATGCAATCAGTAGTAATTTTATCTAATCCACAAGTTGTATGTGAGTTGATTTCAGACCATCAGTTAGCTAATTATAATTCATTAGGAAGAACAGGTATTCCACAGTTTTATAATATAGTTGGTGATAATATCTATTTCTCATTGAAACCGGATTATAATTATAGTGTAAAGCTAACATACGAAACAAAATTAGTTTCATTAAGTAATTTAGTACCAACAAACTTTATATTAGATAACTATCCATATCTGTATTTATATGGGGCTTTGATTGAAGGAAGTATTTTTGCTAATGATTTGACACAAGTTCAATTATACCAACAAAAATATGATGATGCAATATATGAAGTTCTTAGAAAGTTTGGTGAAGAATCATGGTCTGGAAATGTCATGAGAAGTTTTAGTGATTATGTAGTATAACAAAAAGGAAAAAATTATGGCTTTAGAAACAGCAAATTACGTTAGTCAATTAAACCAACAAAATCCTTCTGGTGATGATTTAGTTAGTACAGTAGATGATCACATTAGATTAATTAAATCAACACTTAAAAATTCATTTTCAAATGTTTCAGGACCAATCACTTGTTCAAATAATACACTTAATTCCTTAGATTTTTTAGTTGATGGAGGAACAGCAGATAATTATATTGTTCACCCTTTA